ACTGTTTTATCTTTTTCTTTTTATTTATTGTTGAAAATATAAAATTCATTAACAGTACAATCTCCTTTCTGCGATATTTAGATAACAAAAAAGACCTGCAATCCAACAGGTCTTTTTTCTATGTATGAAAAAACTATTTATATATTAAATTTTAATTGAAATAAGAAATAATCACATAAACATATGTTCCGAATGGTAAAATCTTCCTCAAAGTAGTATAATATAATTACAAAATACGAAGGAGGTATTTATTATGGGACAATCTAATCCTGGTGGAACACACTATCAAGATCTTTTAAGAGAATATGAAAGGAATCTTTATAATGCACAAGCAAAAGGAGATAAAGGTGAAATCGATCATTGGGAAAGAACCATTGATGGTTTAAGACAAGAAGCTGCAAATAGAGGTATTTATATTTAGAAATAGTATGGGAGAGTAAAAGACTTGTCGGATGACAGGTCTTTTATTTTGGGTTGAGTAGAAAAGAAGAGTAGTGATAATATTAAAAGAGCAGGAGATCAGTCCTGCTCTTTTGTCATAGTAGTTAAGTTTGATTTTTGACACAAATAGTCTTAAATCAATATCAGCTTATAAGAGATATCATAAAAATATCTCTAAGGTAAATAGGAGATAGTATAACTATCTAATGTACATAGAATATGACCTTAAAACCCGACTAAATTTAATGGTCAATTAAATCTTAGCCTATGCTAATATAAGCATACATATATATTATCACAAAATATATATTATTTCAATCAATATTTTGTGGTAATAACCAATTTGATTCTGGTTTTGCTATAAGACGTGCGTTATTATATGCCATATCCATAGTTAAACATGTATGTGCCAAATAATAACCAGAATTTTCATTTTCAACTTTGGTTAAAGTTAATGCTAAACATGGTTTATTTTCTTTCCCAAAGTATAATGGTAATAACAGTTGAATTTTTCCGCTAAAATATTGTGGAACAGCAAGTTTATAATTTGCCATAACTCTATTAATTGATTCTTCTATTGCCCCTTTTAATTCTCTCTCAGGTTTTTCAGCTTTTAACACAACTTCTGGTAATCGCTTACGATTTTCTTCATCTTCTAATATATGTTTATAATTTACTTTAATATCATAATGCCAATCAAACACTAAATCATTGCTTTTCGAAAAATAATCTGCTCTATTAGGAAATTTAAAAATTTCAGTGTGAAGTAATTCAAATTCCGTACAAAAATTTTTAAAGCGCCACCCTTGATCGACAGATATATCTTTTACTCCTTGAACATATATCGGACTATAATATGCATTAAATAAACCAGTATTAAACACACAATACTTATCTGTTTCCAAAACCTTATCTTCTTCTTGTAATTTAAAAAATGTATATTTTAAATAATTTTTTAAGATTGAATTATCTGATTTATTAGCAAAACTCCAACTCTCAGGCAGTGTGAGACTTGCTAATTCATTAATTCTTTTATTATAATCTCCCCAAAACATATAGTCGTAGACATCTATTAAATTACCCATATAAACCTCCACCAATCATTAGTATTTAATATTACCATTATATACCAAAAATCGACAGAATACTATTCAGAACATATGTTTACAAACGAATACGAAAGAAGAGTAGTCAACCGACTACTCTTTAAATATTCTACTGTAATTCTCTTATAATATTTCTCCAATAATCTAATCTAAATCTTACAGACTCAGCAGAATTAGTACCGTTCATAAGATTATCCTTGTATTCAGTGTTGTCATCGTATGTTGCCAAGAACTCACTTACTTTCAAAGCAAATTTCTCAAAGCTCTTTTTGTCTTTGCAAATTCTATATGCTGCAAAACATAATACAGAAATACTTGTCTTAGGAATTTTTACATCTTCTTCAAGAGACTCATCCAATTTGTTGATTGCAGTTTTGATAGTTTCAATCTTCTCTGGCTCAACTTTGTCATTATAGAATTCAATGAAATTTTCTTTATCTTTTCCTCTAAATGAAGCAAAATCGTTATCTTTATTAGTGGAGCAGAGCATTAATGTTTCAAGTGCAATACTCTGATCAACCGAACTCTTCAACTGCGTAGCCGTCAATCTCTTTTCAAAGAATGGGAGAGAAACAATATCAAATATTGCATTGCTAAGTTCATCAGACATATCAGGTGTAAGCTTCTGTGAAGTATTCAGAGGTTTTCCTGAATTGAGCCTTCGGAACATTTCTCTTACATCTTTGTCTGTATATTCCGTAATTTCATATACTGTGATAGCAGAACTATCTAACTCGTCCTTTACAACTTGGTCGAGTTTGCTAAATTTCAATCCTGCAATATTATATTCAGCTCCTTCAATTATAACTGGTTCTGCCTTTTTAGATATTGCAAACTCATCATTATAGAATCCTTTTAACGTGCTTAATCGCTGTACGCCATCAATAACATATTGTACACCATCTTCAGAAATAGTATAAACTGGTGGTACAATATATTCTCTTAAAAGAGAGTCAATAAGCAATGATTTGTTTGGATTAGACCAAACAGATTCTCTTCTCTGTAATTTGTGTTTTAATACAATTTTTTCTCGTTTCATTTTGCCTATCAATGGTTTTACTGGACAATTTTCTCTTGAAACTTTCATCTTGTTACCTCCTTCAAAAAATCAAAATTTTTGATATTTTGAAAGTAACATAAATGATAAACTTTGTAAATAGTTTGTACGAAAATTGAATATTTTTCGTATTCCATAAATCGACAAAACTAATGTTCTGGATTTATAAAGTTGGAAGTATATGGTAATATAATACCAAGCAAACTGCGACTGTATTACCACATTGCAGTCCGTTGTCACGGCAAGTGCTTGGTATTTTACCATGTGGGAGTGTTTGCGTAGAATCAAACACTATTTTGGAAATAAATTCAGCCCGTTCTGGGCAATACGATTTCCCTAATGTTATGAAATTTCTACAGAAGGGAGGGTAGAATTGTTAGAAGTTCTAACACAATTATTCAAAGTCTTAGGTAGTGTAGGAATGTGTTATTTTGGATATTTGATTCTCAAATTAGTAGTCACAATATTAATTTGCAGACATCCTGAACTTAGCAATGAGAAAGTAAAGCACATAACTCATATGATTGCCAAAGACAAACACCAATCTAAATAATTTTATTCTTTTGTATAAGCCATAATTTATTTCCTTTTATTCCTTAATTGAGGGCATGTCTCACGACTGTCCTCTATTTTATTATTCTCTGTTTTTCTCAATTGAAATCGAGATTTCTTGGTTTTGTGCTATTAGCCATTATTTTATTTCTCCATTAGCACGAGAGAGAAATCAAACAAACTAAAATTTCTATTATAATAGGCTATTCATATAATAAAAATATTCGAACCGTAGTCTTTAAACCACCATTCTCATATTGGCATATTCAATTTTACCAACGTTTTTGGACTATCTATTAAATATTTATCAAGCATGTATGATAAATACCGAGGATTATAGTCTCTGGACGTTCCACAAGTGTTTGTGCTTCAAGATTTACCCAATCTTTATAAGTGCATAATACTTAGTAATATTATACGCCTTATGCGCCTTTACTAAAATGCTCACGCATCTTACCTACAATAAAATAGGAGTGGCTTCGCTGCTGATATTGTGCTTATCGGATTATAATTTTATTGAACCGAACATATAGAGGGTTTGCACCATATACAATTCTTATATTGTTTTACATATTTCTATGGTTGGATTTCCAACACCACCAAATAATACAGGGTAAAATAAGTATTATTTGGTTATAAGTAATTTCTTTTCACACACGAATGTTACCATTCTTCCCAGCAATTTAACCTATTATACGATTTAATACTATTATGATTTATATTCGTATAATTAACTTTGTATATGAGACTTTACCTTCTCATACACCGCACCATGCTATATAACGCTATATAGTTTAGGTGAAGTGGGCATATAGGCAAACAATTACAAAATGATATGTAACGATTGCGTTAACCTACATTTTTAAATGATAGTGCTGCTCCAATTCCTGTGAGAATAGTTGGTAACAATCCAACTGTATCTACAAAATCAGTAGCACCTTTAAGCAGAGTGGACAATAAATCAATACCATTCTTAATAGTTTCGGAGTCGATCACCTTAAACCAGAACTCCTGGGCACGATTCTCCAACTGTGCCATTTTACCATCAATACTATCAAGATAAGAGTTTAATTCTTTTTCCGCTGATCCCTCTGAATTTTGAGCATCTTCATACACCGAACGAAGCATATCTCCATTCTGAAGAATACTTGCGGCAATGTTGGCTCTATTTTTCCCTGCGATAGTCTCCAATAAAAGATTAAGATTATTTGTTCCTAATTCTTTATCTTTTTTTACAATATTGTCGTACAAATCTGCGAGTCCTTGCATAATTTCATATGTACTTTTATAATTTCCATTAGAATCAAGAATATCAAAACCTTTTCCATCTGACGATGCAGCTTTGGTTGCATCCATGATTGTATCTCTAAGTTTAGAAACGGTAGTAATCATTCCATCTGTTTCTTCACCTAAATCTGAAAGCTCCTGTTTAGCTTCCTCTGTGCCAACCAATCTAAGAGAAATCGTCCTTAAACCTGCCCCTACCTTAGATGGATCTTGAGTTATAGCATTGCCAGCCGTAGTCAACGAAACAGCTTCATTAAGATCGTTGTTTGCAGTTACTAATGCACTTGCAGAATCTTTAAGAGCAGTTGCTAATCCATCTGTCGAGATACTATAATTGTTGCCAATATTATTGAGAACATCAATTATATCCATTTTATCAAGATCTTTATATGCCTGACTCATTGATACAAGAGACTCCGTTGCTTCGTCTATTCCTTCAAACTCTGATACATTTAAAAGAACATTGGCATCCTTTGCACTTTCCGCAGCTTGATTCATTGATTCTCCGAGACGCATCCAATCTGCTGTGGAATTTTGTATCTGTTTTGCAGTTGTACCAACCGCATCTGCCGTATCGAAAGTAGTAGCTTGATAATCTTTCAAGCCTTGAACAGTTTCAGCAGATACTTTTCGCATTTCTGTAAGAGCAGTATTAAGTTCTCTTACAACATTAAAACCTTCTTTACCAAGATTAATAACATCATATACACCGAACATTCCTGCCATCTGAGCAGCAATCTGATGGAATCCGCTATTCTTTAAAGTATCCCACAATGTTCTACCTGCACGACCAGCTTCAACTTCGGCATTATAAATCTTTAAGATTTCACCATGAATCTTATCTAGACTCATACTAGGATTACCGCTTTCAATTTCCGCATAGTAAGCTCTTATTTTAGCTTTAGCCTCAGAAGACATCTTACTATTCTCATTGAGAAGTTTATGAATCTTGTCTAATTCTTTCTGACTTGATACAAAGTTATAGCCCTTTTCAGAAGCTGACATATTAGTGATGGTAGCGATAGTATCTTTAATTTTCTTTTCATACTCATCCAACTTGGAAATATCTTCACTTGTCACCAAACTAGCATCTTTGCCCTTTAATTCATTAAGCAGAGTTCCATACTCATTAACGGCATTCTTAACAGCCTGTACATTTTTTAAATATGTATCACTTGTCCAGCCACCATCATTAAATCTGTCAATAGTGGCTTGATATTTATCAACATTACCATTATAAGAATCCAAATGCTTATCATATTTATTAAGATTTACATTAGCATTCTGTTCTTTAGCCTGTGTATTTTTCTTAACTTTCTGAGTGTTCTGTTCTAATACATTATTCTCTTCTTTGATGGAATTAGTAGCAGACTCTACAGAAGCAGAAACATCTTTATCAGGAAATGCGTCTTTCGTTTGGTCTTGAGAAGCAGTAGAAGACACCTCTTTAACAGCCTGAGTTGTTTTCTCAGCTTGTTTCTGAGTTTCTTTTAATTCAGATTGAAGCTTTTCTTGAGATTGAACTATATTATCGACTGAAGAATTATTGGAATCTAAATTCATTTTTTCATCCAACTTATCTAAATCTGTATAGAGATCATTTATCTCATTTTGAATTTTTTCTTTTTCCTCAACAAATTTTGACGCTATAGAAAAATTATTATCTTCATATCCAAAAAATGATTCAGCCCCACCAATACGTGATAAGCCTCTTGTTGTATATTCATCAAGTGCCTTTTGATCATTTGCCTTAATTAAATCATCGTACTCTTCAAGACTATATTTTACTTCAGATAACCATTCGTTTCTGTCTTGTATAAGTTTGTCAACATCAAAGATATTATTAGTACCAGTTAATTGTTTAATTCTTTTATCTGCTTCACGGATTTCTTCCTCTGTAGGTAATTGGTCTGCAAAATACCTATCATTATCATGGAAGTCTTCATGAACAGTCAATTTCTCTTGTAACTGTTGAAGCTCTCTGATAATATTCTCTCTTTTTTCAATTTCAGCATTCAACTCTGATTCAGATTTGATTTGCTGTTTAACAGTAGAATCAGAAGCCAAAGAAATATTCGATTCTTGTGAAGTAGAAGAGAGGTTGGATTTCATTTCTGTAAGTTCACTGTTAAGTTCTTTTACAGATTCCTTTGTCTTTTCAACATCATCTCGTACATTTTCAAAACCATTCGATTCAATAGAAGAAATTCTATCTTTTACATCACCAAGTTCAGTTTTTACTTCTTGAATATCAGATTTTAACTCTTCAATTTGAGAATTATTTGAATTAGAAGTATTAGAAACTGTTTCCTTTTGAGCTTCTGCTAATTTCTGTTCAGCTTCAGCAGTAGCAATAGCTTGTGTCTCTTCTTGTTTTAATGATTCAATATATTTTTTGTTTTCGGTAGTTGCATCTTCTTTTGCAAAGTCAAGATACATATTTGCAAGGTCTTTATCCGAATTGATATCTTCGCTTGAATATCCAAATAATTCTGCATCTTTTGCTCTGCTTTCTGCAATTTCTAATAACCTAACATATTCTTCAATGTTTTTTGTGATTTCGGGTGTAATTGGTGCATCACCTAAATTAGCCTTCACTTGAGAATAAGCAGAATTAAATTTCAAAAGCCGATTCTCTAGTAATGTAATTTCTGCAATTAAGTTACTTTCATCGGCATTGCCATACTTTTGAAAATTTTCAAACTCTTTAATTCTATTTTCTACGATTCTCTCTTTACTAAAAATTGAATCGTTTACATCAAAATCAATAGTTACCTTTTCTAATTTACTTTGTGCAACACCTTTTCGCAATGCTTCTTCATAGGCTTTGTAATACGCATAACCAACCTTTGCACCTGCATTTGTAGCCATTGCTTCTTCATTACCATAATAGTCTTTAAAAGCATCTGCATATTTTTTTAATTGGTTATAAGCTTCTGTCTTGTTTTTGGTATTAAATGATAAGTCAATTCCTTTTGATAAACTAATAATCTCATTAATCTTATTCTCTAATTTATCAAATGTCTGTAGCTGTTCTTTTAATCCAGAATTACCAAACTCGAATGTGAACTTATCTAATTTAAGTTTCTGTAATTCCTTTATTTTATCAATTACTTTATCATCTTTTGCATCTAATTGAATTGTGATTTTCTGCTTACCAGCTTTATCACTAATTCCCTCAAATACACCATTTGTTTCTTTTTCAAATTGTTCAAGACTCGCTCTGTAGTCAAAACCAATCTTGATAATATCTGAATTAGCCATTCATTCACATCCTTTCTAAACTGTACAACGCTTTCTATATTCATCTTTTAATCGCTCATGATACTTATGCATTTCTCTATACACACTGAAACTAGCAGGAATGTTATACCAACCATGATAAGTGCCTTTCGGATTGTAAATAAATTCCGACATAAGATCTGAAGGTGTAATTTGGTCATAGTTATCAAACATTCTTTCAGGTGTTACTTCAACGCCACCATAAAAAATAGTACCGTGGCTATTTTTATAAAATTTGTTATAAGACCTGTATAAGTTATGTGTTCTTACATACTGTTGTGGTGTATAATCGCTATAATATAAATCAATAAACGACACATAACCATCTGTTAATCTCTGTTGAGCTTCGTGTGCCAATTCGGAAGCTTTTTTCTGAGCCTGTTTTTCCAAATATTTAATAGTGTCTTTATTTAGTCCCAATCTAATCACCTCCAAAAAATTCACTATAATTTCACTATTTTTACACTAAAATAGGAGAGCAGTATTACCACTCTCCATAAGAAAAACCCTATACGCTTTGACACGCATAGAGCCTAATATTTAATCTTTATTTCTTAAATAATATACAATTCCATATACCATGCCAACAAATCCAAATACGAAATAATAATGACTTGTTGTTAATGTGAAATTCACAAATGGCTGCAACGCTTCTACAAAGATATTATCAACTCTAAATAGACTGAGAAACCATGCACCAATAAGTCCATAAATTATTCCTTCAATCATATAAATCCTCCAAAGAAATTTGAATTTACTTAGACTTCTTTAAATCCACCATTCTTAGCAAACTCAACAATCTTATCTAAATCTTCTTTCGAAACCTCATCGAGTTTCTTACTTACAACGTCCATAAGTGGTGTGAGAGTAGCATTTGCCAAATCAGAAATCCTTCCAATCTGTTTGTTAATAAACGCCTGAGTAGTTGTCTCATTAAACTGAGTATCTGACTGTTTCATTGTTAAAATGGTCTTAAACTCACTCAATTCACTCATAGGAATAAGTGGATCGGCTTTATCAGAACCAACCATTAAAATATCAAGTAAGCCGGATGATTTAAGTGCATCATATCCCTTGATGAATCCTTTATCATCCTCGTCAATCTCAAGATCGGTATATAATTCAATCACGGCACGACAAAACTGTACATACTGACCAACAGAATTTACTCTAATCTTATCTGTTTTACGATACTTTGTTACTCCGTTATCATCATAAGATTCCTGCTCAAATGTTGTCTTATCTACAATCAACTGTGCGTAAGCATCTTTCTTGATAATTGATACATATGGGGTGATTTTGATTTTACTTAATAACTGTTCCTTTAATGTGTTATTTGCCATGTTGTTATACTTTTCTACAAACTCTAAAAGTTTCATATTCCTTTTTCTCCTTTACAAATGTGACTCGTTGACAAACTTCTGAATGTCATATGTATATCTAGTTCGTTTCTTTCTGCTATTTATTTGAACAGCATTATTATTTTTCAAGTCGTTAATATTGAACGACTTCTTATTTATATTCTCCATCATCTTTACGAAATCGCAAATTTCTATAAAGAATGTGTCGTTGTTTTCATTCCTAAAATTACAAATAAATCCTGCGACAAGATTATGTTCACTTGCTTCTTGCAGAGATTTAATCTGATTATCTCTAATCATTGATAATGGCAGACTTGTTGATTGAGTTGATTTTAATTCGAGCAAATACAATGTCCTTGAATCATCATCAAATAAAAGATAATCACAAATATTACTACTAGCAAATCTAGTATTATTTCCATTCCCAAACGATGCTGCATTATCCCTGAAACGATAAATCCAACACGTATTTGGGACAGAATCTTTAATCGACTGTTCAAAAATCTTTCCTGGATTCTGTGCTATTTCCTTTCACTCCTTTACATAACAAAAGAGCAGCTTCCGAAGAAACCGCTCTTTCATATTTCTTATATTTAATTGTGGTATGTATTGGTTTTAGTTATTAAGTATCATAGAATAAAGTTCCCATTTGGCGTTTGGATATTTGCTGATATTTTCACAGACAAGTTTATGGACATCATTCATATTCCCTAAATTCTTGTCAATATGAATTACTTTTCCACCTGTTATTTCGATTTCTTCACAAATTACATTGTAATACATTCCCATAGGCATACATCTCCTTTATCTCTTTATACAAAATAATTCATATAAGTCTACATGTAACGCAAGAGATAAAGCGACTGCATGAGATAATAAAATATCAGAAGTATATCCATTTTCTAAATTAGAAATAGCAGTAGAAGATAGTCCGCATCTCTTGGACAATTCTGATATTGATATATTCTGTTTATACCTATATTCACCAACTTTATTCTTCATGTAATGTAGTATGCTTAGAATTATTTTGTATATTCATATAATACATAAGAAAATATTAACCAGAATTGGTAATTTTTGTGATATAATTAAAAGAATGTTGCTAAAAATTGCCGTTTCTTAAACATTCTTGATATTTCTCAGAAATGAACTTTATGCTTTCTTCTGCTTGACCGTTTTCCATATTATGATCACTTAAAAGCTTTTCATATTTTTTGTATGTTTTGAATACATTATTAAAAGCTTCTTTATTCTGCTTTTGACCATTGGAAAGAGAAGAACAAAAATCTAAAATGTATTTTCGTTTTCTCTCTAAATTATTATCTAATAATTCAGATTCAATATTTTCAATACCTTTAGACATTTTAGTAATCTCTTTGTATTGCCAATTATCATGTTTTTCTAAAGTGGTTATTCTGTCTTCAATAGTTAATTTGTCTTCTTCATATCCAAATTTAATTCGTAGAGATTTTTTGACTTTTGTAAGGAGAAATATAACTTTATCAACACCAAGAATGATTATAAAAACCCCCATGATAATAGATGGATAATCTAAACTAAATAAATTTTCTATAGCATCCATTCATAAACCCGCCTTCTTATTTTTTGATAAGCTGTTTGAATGCTTCATACAAACCTGTGCTTGCTAAACCACTAAACATTCCACCTAATAAGATTTCAGGAGTAAATGACATATTAATCCAAATATTAAGTACAACACCTAAAACTGCCATAATTAATGGAATATATTTATTGATTGTATCTGTAGTAATAACGTTCTTAATTACGTATCCAACACATAAACAAACTCCAACAATAATTGGAACTGCAAAATTTGCTAAAAATGTTAAATCCATAGTTTCCTCACTTTCCGCTTAGGATAACCCAAGCAATTTTTTCCATGTTTTACCTTTTGCCGTGATTACACCGTCTGCAATACATCCGTTTGCTCTCTGATATGCTTTTACAGCAGCATCAAATTTTGAACCTGCGCAACCATCTACCGTGCCACAATTAAATCCTTTTGAATTTAAATATTTCTGGATTGGTTTAACTACAGCATGTTTTCTGTTTGTAGTTGCAGATACAGTTATAGTTTTTGATAATGTTTCTCTACCGGCTTTCCCGTCAACCCCTGCACCAATAGCTTTCTGAACATCTTTAATGAACTGTGTTTTTGTATAAAGCGTTTCCTGTGCTACAGTAGAAGAAACATTTGTGTTTCCTAAACGCTGTTTGAATTTGTTCCATTCTTCTAGTTTATTCCACCACTGAACAGGGCAATGTTTTCCATTAACATCAAAATGCATATAAACATTTGTAATCGGGATGTTATATAAATTCATAATATATTTACCATAGGCAACTGCGTTTTCTAATGTAGCCTCTGTAAAATCAAAAAATCCATTTTTATTGTAATCACACATTTCAATATTGTAAGAATTTGTATTAGTGATTTTACCATACATAGAAGCTCCACCTGTACGGTTGTAATCAGAATAACGTTTTCCACCAACTGAATAAGCTACATAGTTTGCAGGAACAGATACAGTAACTGAATTGTCATCAACGAATGCATGAGCGGAAGCTTTCACAACATGAGTTTTAAAGTATCTCGCATTTGATTCGTCTGTATCACCATCATTTGATGTTGCATGGAAGACAAGATATTTAATTTTATTAGTGTTTCTCTGTCCACCATAATTAGACCTATTTGCTAAATCTGTTTTTAATGTATATGACATATTTTCTCCTTTCATTTTGCTCAATAGGAGAGTAGCAGTGACCTGACTATTGATTCCGTAATCGTTCACTCACAGGTATGACATCTACTTTTATGCTCATTGTCTTGAGCAACCTATTTTTGTGTATAAAAATAACGCCCTAATTTGGGCGTTTAAGCTGATCTGTTTCATAATCTTGCCATTTCTTATAAACTTCTTTTGTATCCTCTCTTATGAAAGTCATTATTATAATTTTTCTTTCACATTTAGGACTATAACTTGTATATACATCTACTGGATAAACATTAGAATCTATATAAAATGTTTGCTGGTCTCGATTATATATACGAACAGCTTCTTTTTCAGTATAGTCTCTTGGTTTTAAATTACTTTTTATTATCATTCCTTTTTATTCCTCAGTTGAATGGCGTAAAAAATAGGGATTATAACATTGAATAGTGGTATGTTATAATCCCTTATTTAAAAATCACTATTCAACATTACTTTCAGCCTCGTTTTCGACTTTTGTAAAAATATCTTTTTTGACAGATTTAACCTCTGTCTTTTTATTTTCTTTTGTAACAACTTGTGGTTTTGCTTTCATAATAGAGTCTATAGATTTTTGATAACTTTCTCCAAAATTATCTTTTTCGTTTAAATCTAACTTTTCTAATTTTGCTTTTGCATCAATATCAGATAATCTTCCATTTTCAAAAGAAGAAGTAATATTGTAAATATCTTTGCAATTTTCACTACAATAAGCAAAATGCCATGTAGGTTTTAATCTGTCTTCTGGATTACAAACTGGGCAAAACGAATACTCCTTATGACAAACACAGCACATTCTTAAATCATTCTTGCTCATTCATTCATCTCCTTAATATAATAGAAGAGTGGAAGACCACTCTTCTAAATATGTTTTGGTTGTATAAAGATTAGACTTCCTCTTCTTCGTCTACAAAGTAGATTTCAACCATATCCTGAGATGTAGAACATGCATTTGTAAGGATTGCACCCTTATAATCCATTGTCTGTGAATCTCCACCCTGAAGTGCAAGACTTACTTCTGGACTTGGCATGAATGATGAAATATGAATAATGCAAGCACGATAGCTTCCAATTTCACATTTATCAACTGCAAGAGCTTTGAAGTATAATTCATGAGCTTTTGGATATTTGTCGCCAGAAATTGTAATCTTAGCACCGCTCTTAACGTTCTTTTTGAATTTAACAAGGTACTGTGTTTCCTCTGGATCTGATGGCGGTGTAAGTTTATGGTCTGTCTCTGTGTCTACTTTGAACTCTGTTGCAGAAGCAGCAGAACCTTTTGTATAGGCTTTTCCAAGTGAACCATTTGCAGAAAGAGCATTTACAATAAATGAATCTTCAACAGCATCTGTGATATCAAGCGTCTCACCTGCTTTTACAATCTTAAAGATAGGCATAACAATCGTGTTAGTATCGGAAGCAAGTTCAGCATCCTGAGCAGAGATAGCTTCAATTACAGAAAGGTTCATAAACGCATTGGTAGCAGTAACCTCGCCACTTTTACCTGAATACTTTCTATAAATTAAGTTACCATCTTTATCTTTGATATCTGTTGAGTCAGCAGTAATATCAATAGTTGCATTTGTCAACTGTGTCAGTGCATAAAGAGCTTTTGTCTTTGTAGCACCATAACCAAACTGAAGACGGTCAATAATTACGTCACCAAGTTTAAATGCCATAATTTAATTCCTCCTTATAATAAAAATTTGTATTAAAAAAGAGCGATATAAATCGCTCAATCTTTCTAACTATTCATGCAATTCACGCATAAAATTAAATTGTTCTTTTGGAACTTTAGACATATCTGCAAATCCTGAATACATTCCACCCATTAAAGCATGAGTAGATTCGTATATTTGTAATCTCTGTACAGAATCCATAAACTCATAAATTCCGACATCTCTAAGTTCCTGTAATTTATATTTAAAACCAGGATGATTTATACAAGCTGATATAAGTGGTAGAAGAGTGGAAGTATTTTTCTCATCTCTCTGAACCATATTCATTTTATCTTCATCTATCATCCACTGTTTTGTTGTCTTTCCCTTTGCTTTTTCTATTTTTGGATGGATATTAAGCAAGGTTCTGATATATTCAGCTATTTCCATATATTCAGATTCTTTTAAAATAAAATCATTTTCAGAATCATATAAACACAGTTGAGGTTTATCAGAATCTTTTTCTTTAAACTGCATTAACTGCATATGTTCAATTCTATAATCTGGGAATAACAATCGAATTGCCGAATTATCAGTATCTGTCATACTTTTCAACATACCAAATACTTCAATATCTTTTACTTTGCACCAATCTATTCGTTGTGGTAAATCCCATAACATTACACGAATAGAAGTAGAATTATATAGAAAAGGCGAAAGACCAGAATAAAATTTTGATTCACCCATATTGAGAATATCACCTATTGTCGGCTGTACAATACGAATACCTTTAACAAGGTAATCTTCTCTAAAATACATTTTAAGTGGATCAAATTTATATTCTTGTGTATTCTCTTTTCTCTTTTGGGCTTCAACTATAACGGCAGCTTGAAGTCCGTCTAACATATCAGTATTTTGCTGTAACATAATATCACCGCCTTAACTGATAGTTATTTGTACTCGTTATACCATTAGTAGTCTTAACGATTCCATTAGTGTCAACAACTTGGAATACAAGGGTGCGAACGATATAATTATTATCTGTTGTGGACTCTTTTGAAGATACAAGATGTGTTTGCATTCCAAATATATTTGACCAATTAAATCGCTCTCTTATAATAGAAGCAATGAGATCGTGTCTTGGAATACCAGTTAATTTATCATTTCTGTCATTACCATGAACAAAAATAGTAAATGTAACATTTGTATACTTTAATGTATCTTGATAACGAGGCATTTCATCAAAAGATACTTGATAACAGATATAATGTTTTACCTCGGTCTGAGTATCAGGGATAAACAAATAAGGACGGATATTAGATGTTCCACCAAAATATCTATCCCATTCCCCAAGAGGTTCGTATTCCTTTGTTTCTTCGTTCCATTCCCAGTTGATATTGCCATCATCATCAAAAAGTTCTGATTCTAATGATTTTTCATTAAGTGCATATAAAAGACATGGATTAAGCATAAGTGCTTTCTCAATCTTTTTCTTATACTGAATATTTTCATCATCAGGAGTAGTTCTATATGCACGAAGTTTATTTAACAAATCATTCTTTGTAATTAATTTTTCTGCCATATAAAAACACCTCCTATTCAGTTAATTCCAACGGTAAAATTTCAGATTCAATCGGCAAGTTATCCTTAGTGATTTCACATTTAACAGACAATATTTTGCCGATAGTAGAAGTGTCATTAGGAAACTTTACTTTCTTTTGGTTGTACTCTGTACCAGCTCGCCATGTTACTTTATCAGTCCAATCTTCATCGTCAATAGAACAAGTCCATGTAAAAGTTGCATCAGCATATTCGGTTGTAATATCTTCATTGGAATCATTAAATAGATTTACTGTGAGATTTTTATAAGAGCCACCAACTTTGATAGTTGAAGTGGATGCTGAAATTTTTGCTGTAATAGAAGATGGGGGAATAGTTGGAGTAGATGGATCTGTTGGGGCAGTACCACCAAAATAGTTAGCCCAAAGACCTGTGATAATACCGTTTTCATCTTTCTCGATGTAATCAGTATTGCTATTGAATGGTTTCTGATATAGAGTAAGTTTTGTCCTTCCTCGGACATTAACTCGTTCAACCTTACTTACCACCCATGTATTAGGTGTCCAATTCTCAATCGAATAGTTTGGAATGTCTACAATGAGCCGTTGATTATTATTGTTGTCTTCAGAAACATAATAGATTGTATCAGATATTTCATTTGTTGGAATGAACAAAAGTTCCTGATTCTGTTGAGTTGCAGTCACGTTATCTACCCAAATTCCTGAGTTGTAACTAGACTGTGATTTTAAAACGCACCACATACTTCTCTTATATCTTTTATCTGCTTTAGTCTGAATCCACTGCAAAAGATAATCGCAAGGTAAAATGAAATACTTCTGAAAGTCCTGTTCAACATCTTTCATACAGATTAAATGTTTATGATAAAGTCCATCTTTATCTGGAATATCCAAAAACATCCCCACAAAAATATCAACTAATTGGTACTTCTTTCTGTATTCTTCCATATAGAATAGCTCGTCATCTTCTGTAAAGTATTCTTTCTGTTTTGGTCTGAACTGACACTGTAAAGTAGGAGAGTCCTTATCAATAGAACCATACTTACTTACAAGTATCTTCGCATCAATCGGTGTCTTTGTAGTATTCTCATATGTCATACCAACATTTATATCTGGCGAATCGTCATGTTTCCAATCATAGATATAGCATTTTTTACTCTGCTTATCATTGTCCCAAGTCCAATTCATCATGTCGTCAGACTGTTCCTTATAAATCTGACCAATCGTTTTAGCACCGTTGTTCTTGGCGTTTGCGACACGCCTAGCTGTTTGTAGACTCGGCATCGCAACCCACCTCCTCAAACATTTGCTTAATATATCCGTGAGAATCTAAGATTGCCCTACGGAATTTTTTGTAACTAAAATGGTCACTCTTAAAATTATCCATAGCACCTTGTAAAGTTGCCATAAGAGTTACCATAAGTCCGTTATCATTAAATAAGGTTTTTGTGCCACCTAATTTAAACATAACATTCTCAAAGAAGACGAGAAATGCTTCATCATCTTCAAATATTTTCTCTTCAATTGTCTTGTCTTTGTAGAGCAGTAGCTTGTGAATGTCGCCATGTATTGCACGAACTGCTTCATTGATTTGCTTGTCTGTGAAGTCACCATATATGTATTGCATATTAGGACTCCGTGTTAATATAGGAATTGTACATATATCCGTAATCACGAATACGTTTATTCAATTCAGTTTTCATGGAATCCAGACGGTCAATCATATTTTTATGATTGTCAAGTAGCTTCTTTTCTTCCTTGCCACCTATCATTACTGATGTGTGTATAATAGAATCAACCTGTGGCTGTAACCACTCAATCGTCATTCCAAGTACAAGAATTCCTATGACAAAATTCATATCAGCCGTTTCATCTACTGAATTATTCAGTGTAAAATCCAACTGTTGAATTTCATCATCGAGTGTGAGAGAAGAGAATAGCCTGCGCACTCTTGGATTAGAAATTACATTGTTTAATCGCTCTGTATATATTTCAAGCAAATCGTTTTCGTCAAGAGAGAGTTCCTTCGGATCTGAAATTCGTCCTCTTGTTCGTGAAAAAATTGTTTCATATGGAAGCGTCATTGTGAGCCTCCTTTACTATTCCTGAACCAATGTAAGTAACATTTTTGTGCCAAAAATTTCATCAAGAGCCTTAATTCTGTGAACTGAATCAAGAGCGTGAGATTCAATCATTGTAGAAGCAATACCTTTAAGAGCTTCCTTTGCTCCCTTTGGAAGTTTCTTAATTGTTTCTGACATCTGTGGAACAGGAAGATTTAAAATCTCATTTAAGTCACTTGTTTCATACATAGACTCATATAAGTCTTTTACAGATTTATTCTGTTCAACAAAATCTTCATCTTCAATAATAATTCTTGGTGAATAAATGTTTACATCTTCACGAGTTCTAACGAGATAAATTAAATCTCTATATTCAACATCAACTACATCTCCACAATCAGCCCAACTATAAAGGATATGTGAACGTGCTCCCTCGATATAAAGTCCACCACTTACTAATGAACGACATGGAATAGTATCTTCGGGTGAAAATGTTTTTACATCTTCTTTAACTTCTGTAGTTTTTGTTACCTTTTCTGTGCTACCAGTAGCAGTAGTAGTTTTCTTTGTATATGCCATTTCCTTTCAATTCCTTTCAAAAATAGGAGAGTGGTAATCCACTCTCCTTATAATCAATCTATAAGTAAATCTTACAGATCCCACTCACCATGATAACGAGTCATAAGAGTTGCAACACCCATACGTCTCTGTACCTCATAAGACTGCATATCATCCTTAGTAGCACCCTTTTCGTTTACTTCAAGCTCAGTCTCACCGTAGTCAACGAACTTGATAAATCTGTCATCAACTGCTGGCATAATATAGAGCTTCTTGTTATCAACGATAGGAGTAGCAAGAGACTTATCAGTAAACTTCTGTGGAATCTCCATAAGAGGTGTTCCCTCATAACCACCGATAATACCTGTGTTTGCTACAGACTCCTTGATTGAGTTAGCAGGATCAGCCCAATCAACCTTTGTAAGAGCATTAAGAGACTTTAACGCTGTCTTAGTACCCATGATTATAACACCGCTTTCGTTAGCAGCACCAACCTTTTCGATAATTGCATCAAACTGAGCCTTTGTAGAAGCAGCTAAAGCACCAGTACCCTTGAGAGTAGCAGGAACAGGAATAAGGTTTACACCATTTGCAAACTGAGAAGAAATGAGTGTCTGAACCTTCTGGATATAAGCCTTAACAACCGCATCCACGAAAGCACCCCAATCCTTACGACCAGTTAAAAAGAGACGAATATCTCCACCAACCTTGATACCATATACTGCTGTATCAACATGATAAGACTGACCAGAACCTAAACGCTGGATGGATAAATCATGTGCGTCACCGCTGACCTTACTTACAGTAAGTAATACTTCATCATCAGCCCAGAATTCATTTACGTCTCCATCTTTCATATTCTTTGACTCAACATAATTGTTGAAAAACTCATTCTCAGAAAGACCATGAGCAATCTGAGTATCAATAATTTCCTCAATTACCTCGAAGAACTGTGTTCCTCTCTCAGAATTTAACGCTCTCTTAATCTGCTTATTAGAAGAATCCTTGGTAAGTCCAAGGTATTCAAAACAAGCCTTTCTAATTGTGTCACTAGCTTCTGCCTTAGAAATTACACGATTAGAATCGGCATCATAAATTTCACGACCTGCACCGAGGTCAAACATAAGATTTTTTACACTTGTATCTAACATTTATTTATTTCTCCTTTCTCAAAAATTAGGCTTTCTTTGTAAGCTGCATAGCGGCAGTTACACCAGAAATGGCTTTGAGTTCAACACCGTCTTTAACAGCGATTTCACCAGAAAATCCATCTGCTGAAATTTCAACTACATCACCAACTGCGAGTTCATAAGCTCTAACTACCTGAGTAGGAGCATTTGTATAGTTGCTTTCTTTCTTAAATGTGTTGCTATATGTCTCCTCGATCATTGGCACCTGGTATACAAACAGGGCATCTCCAGGAGTTACTACTTCTACATAGAAATTCCCATTATTTGCCTTACCAACGACCTTTCCTTCAAATGAAGTAGGTGTTGCTGCTTTATAAAGATCTAACTCTACGAATTCACCCTTACCAACGAACCATCCGTTGTCTACATAAGCACTTGCTGCTTCTGCTAACTGAATGTTATAAATATGCTTTCCACCATCTCTTGCGAGAACTTTAGAAGGGAAAGCCACTGCATGTTTTGCAATAGTCATCTGAATCATTTATTTTTCCTCCTTAAATTTTTGCATTAAAAAAGACACTCAATTTGAGTGTCATTACATTGATTTATATTTCTTGTTTTATTTGCTAAAAAGATTTCCGTAACGGTTATCCTTCTTAGACTTGTTTACATTAGCAAATACTTTTACGGTTGACTTTTTCTGAGTTTTATCAGTGGTAGCTGCAAAAGTTTTCATATTAGAATCCGCATAGATAAGTTTTGCTTCCTTCTCTAAATCTTCGAGAGAGTAGTTATCCATATTTGTATACAGTTTCTCAAAATCCTTATTAATGAACTTTCCTTCTTCATCTTTTTCAGAAATAGAAGCAAAGTTTTCATTTGCAAGAATTTCCTCACGCTTTGCATGAAGTTCATTCTTTTCTGCTGTCTCCTTAAACTCTTTAAGTGCAGCGTAGTTTGAACGCATAGACTGTAACTCTGCAAATTCACTATCTGTCAAAAGTTCACGATGTAAATTGTATCTTTCTCCATCAAAAGCTACATTATCACCGTCTTTTGTATAGTTCTGACCGAAGATTTTATCACCATTCCAGTTCTCATATGTAAAATGATCATCGTAAACAGCGTTGATAAAGTACCACTCATTATCAGCATCTTCATATTCAGATAAAAGCTGGTAAAGTGCATATCTTGTATCTTCATGAGAAATCTCATATGTACGAACAATCTTTTCAAAAGTCTGACTTCCACCTTCATCGTCATCTGGATCAGAAGCTCCTTCGCCATCACCTTCTCCATCATTGGAAGGCTCACCAGATTCTCCGTTATCTGAATTGTCTCCGTCTGAATTGTCATTATCGAACATCTCAGCGAATTTTGCTTCAAGTTCCTCATCTGACATTTCTGCGTAGTCGAATGTTACATCTTCAGCAGTCTTACCATATTTGGTAAGTAACTCTTCAAATTTTGTCATTTTGTTATTTGTTCCTCCTTCCTCTGATTGTGTTTGAACAGGAGTCTGTTCTTTATTGAAATTAGAAAGTGTCTTGTTAAGATTTTCTAAGAGTTCAATCATTTTTTCATCTTTGTCAAATTTTACTGAATTGTTATTTACACTAAAATCCGCAATATCGGCACGAGAACCTTCCATACCTTCCTGAATTTCTGTACCATCATCATGACTTCCTAACAAAGTTGAAGCATTTACATAGAAATCATTTAAGTCAAGATATTTCTCCTTGGCGTTGTAAGAGAGCTCATCAATAAAAAGCTCGCAACTATTTTTTGAACCTTGTTTTGCACGAATAATTTCACAAGCCTTTGTATATTCTTCGCTGATATAAGCATATGCACATACATAATCTTTATCTAAATTATCATCATGTTCCCAAAATGCAGGTTCAGATGAGAAAGAACCAACTTGAGATTCAATATATCTAAGTTCTTCGTTACCTTTATCATCCTTAACAACTTCCATCTCATGACCTTCGAAATCCCAACTGCCATCGTCGAGCTGATGGATTGCAGCCAACACAGGTCTGTCAGCAATCGTATTCATTGCTTTCTCAGCAGCATCTTTTGATACATAACTCTTATTTCTGTTAAGTCCTGTATGAAAAATTCTGAATTTTAGACGCATCATTCCACGATGATTTTCGTCTACTGTATCATCTACCTCGAAAGTAGTAGGTACTTTTAAAGCCAACTGATAGCCAGTGTCTTTAGAACTGAATTTTGCAAATTTTTGTTCTTGACAAAATTTTAGTAAATCATCTTCAGTTAAAATTTTCTTTTTAATAACCTTTGGCATCTACTTAGTCTTTTCCTCCTTTCTGACATAATAGAAGTCGCCCAAGGAAGACGACTAAAATGTAAGCATATTTGTATACTTTAATTTATTTATATCTATATTTTCTGAAAACCGAAGAGTATCAGTATTCAAAAATACATAAATACCATTAGAATTTTGCACCTGTTGATATCCTAATTGGGATAGGAGAGTAGCAGTAGGTGCATCTTGTGTCTGTATAAATTTTTGATTCATTCCACCAACTCCTATTTATCATTTAAATTCTCGTCTCTTGTACGAAGTCCAGCATCTGTAAGTTCCGAATCATCCTTCTCTTGACCACCGCCTTTATTATTGCCTGTCTGAGTATAAGTGCTAGATAGCGGTTTGAATTTTGAACTAAGCTGCAAACAGTCTTCTTCCAAAAAGTTCATAGATAACGTATCTTTTTCAGATACACCATTTAATGTGTTATAAAGAATTTTATTTGGTAATCCGTTTTGGCAAGATTCCAAAATAGATTTCTTAAAATCATCTTTCTGATAAATGGAAACATCAAAGAATTTAACTTTACAAGGTTCAGATATCCAACTAGATAAAAGTCGATTTACAATCGCTTGAATCTGTGGAATAAGAGTTGAAATAGAAAATGTAGAATCTGCAAGTACGCCATATGTAAAGGCAGTAGAGTTAGAAGCGGAGTTTAAATTTAATATCTGAGCACCACCAGCCGTATTAAGAATTTCTTTTGTTGCTTTTTCAACCTTTGTTACATCACCAGTAGCATCATCTGGGAAACTAATTTCATGTAATTCACCAGGAACAATAGCAGCAGAGATATAAGGTGGTAAAGCTTCTTCAAGCATACGATTGAAATATTGAATCATTATATCTGGATTTACAGTCCAATCATCTACGTCATTTCCCATAGTCTTCATTTCTAGCCATACCAATTTATAAATGTTGGCTGCCTGTTGAACTGCTTGATAATCAGAAGCATCCATAAGATCAATTAATGATAAGAATATAGGTGTAAGCACGGGAACGATGGTTTCCCAGTCTTCAGATCTAAATTTAATACATACATTATATTCTTCTGGGATTAACTGATATTTTTCATTTGTACTCTGATATGTATTCCACATACTATTGAATGGTTCACCCCAATATTCCAATAGTTCAGAATTTCGCTTAAAATAACTCATATCCATTGCACATGCAAATGAACCATCAGGAAATACACCTGCAATTCTCATGTATGATGGATCTAGTGGAAGAATAAACATTCCTTGCCCTTCAGTATAATAAGCACATCCATAAAATGCGTCTTCTCGAAGTGTTATAGATGCAGCTTTACGAAACTCATAATTCAGTCCAAGAGTATCTACAACATCAACTGTTTCCTGATACTTTTGCAATGTGGATTTTATGTCATTATTATCTGAAATTATAAATGGGGGAACTATGTTACGAATAGATAAATCAATTTGATTTGCATAATATTTGCAAAGACGATAGTAGATTTCTGAACGATAATAAAGATAACGAGATAAACTTCTAAGACTTGCTTCACTAGAAGAAATGTTTTTAATATAATCTTTTACATCTTCCTTGGAATAATTACTAATTGTAGTATATGTCTTGGATTTCTGAATATCTCGAAGATTTGTAATTGCACTTGTTGCATCTTCATAGCGTTCAAGTCTACTTTTATTTTTTTCATACCATTCACGCATTTCATTTGCGGTTGGTTGTTTTGGAGTAGAAGAAATAGTTTTCTTCTGTGAGTTATTTACTTTAGCAGGTGCATTAGAATTTGCATCTACTTTCTTAGGTCTAGGCATATTTGATAATGCACCTCCTTAATTATATTTTGCTTTACGGATTGTAAGCTTATTGATGAAACTTGTGGCATCTTCAGTTGGTCGCTTTTTATTTGTAATGGCTTTTCTACGTTCGCACATGAGAGCGTAAGAAGCCATACATGCCGTGTAAGCCCTATCATCATGGAGCTTGTTTGCCTTTTCTGGTGTAAGTTCAAACGAATCCTTTCCAGAATCACGCTTTTTACGAATCATATTGACAAGTTCTTCTTTTAAAGCGTCAATATTAGCAAGAGCAATTTCATCCTGCCAATCAAGTTTTATAGTTTTTGTATTAACGGATTCAATTTTCTCTAATTCTTCATTAAGCTTATTTTCAAATTCCTTTTCATTAACTTTTTGTTTTCTGAGTTCAGCAGAAATCCGTTCTTTTTCTTTAGCCAATTTTTTCTCATCAACATCAAAAACAGTAAGATAGCCTTTATGGTCATATTGTGCTGTAAAACTGATTTTATCTTGATTCATCAATTCTATCATTGCTTCATACATTTCAGATTTATAACCAGCAGGAGACATAAGATGTACTTTGTCTACCGCATTAGGAAATTTCTTAACATAATCAGCGGAATATTCTTTGTCAATTAAGCCTCTATGAACAATGCCAGCAGAGTCTGTCCAATCTGGCATAAGATAATCGGCTATGTTTACGCCAGAACCACCAGAACCTGCATCAATGTATATACCAACAATGTTCCCATATGCGTCAGCTCCACCATTGTAATCAAGAATTACTTTTTTTAAATATTCGATCTGATCTGGTGTTTGCATAGGAGATTTTATTTTTTTACCAACATCAACAAGATTAATACAATTTACCAATCGCATTCTTGTATCAATGCTTCCATCAACTTGTTCATATTCATAAATTTCTCCAACAAGAATTACTGAATTATCACGACTTCTGGCTGGATCATATGTAATGACGAACTTTTTATCACCTGTATCATTGTATAAAAGCGGTTTCCTTGTTTCTTCATTTCGTGTGATAACACCTCTACGAATAATTGCATCCGTACCAGCATCAGTAGTAAAAATACAATAATATTCACGCCTTGCTTTTTCGGGATTTGTTCTCATTTCAGATTCAACAGTATTTCGAGATAGAAGAGGAGTAACTAATTCACCTCTAAGAGTTGGTTTAAACGCTTGTTCACAATCTATATGTAAAACACAATAATCTGGATTTCCCATGATTTGTTGCTTAGAGAAGTCACGATATAATCTCCAAAACTGAGTATCAGTTGAAGATGCTGAACTGATGTAATATTTTTGATATGATAAATCTCGTGGCAAACATCTTTGACGAATTGGATCTATTGAATTACCATCTACATCTTTACCAGTTTTTAAACTTTTATTTACAACGGCAAATGCACCATATACATTCATCATTTCATCAGATAAGAAACCACTTTCATCAAAAATTACTGTACCTCGCATACCTCTCTTGGCATCTATATTTCCGTTCAATGTCCTAGTCATAGATCCGTTATAACATGAATAGGAAAACCCATTGGACGAGTGTGAAAATCCGTCACCTGCTGCATTTTTGATTTCTATCTCATTCTTGAATAAAGAACCAGTTGAACCATAAAATGTATCAATATTATCATTAGCGAGTCGTTCCAAAGTAGTGAAAGTTTGTTCAGCCTGACCACCTGTACCGCTTGCAATATATGTCCATACATTACAAAAACACATATCTTTAGACATAATCTCAAGGTCAATAACTGTACTTTTACCATATCCACGAGTACATACTGCAAGTACATTTGGACAAACCCAACTTCTTTGTACAAGAAGTGCCTGCCCATCTAAAAGCTCTATGTTGAAAAAGAGATCTATAGCTTTTACTGGGTTACATTGTAGATATTTTTGAATCTCAGCAATTTGAATATAAGACTCAATTTTACGAGATGAGATAGAATAACCATGTGGTTTTACATATATTCCATATTGATTATAAAAATCTTTATCATAATCAAAAATTTCATTCTGATAATAATTCATAATCATTTGCTTATTCTGATTCATTTTCAGTAACCTCCTTTGTTTCATCGTCAGGAGACTCTTCAACTTCATCAAACTCTGCAAATACAGAATATACATCTTTTAAATCTTTTAACTGTTCTTCATTTAATAGATTGTTTTCTTTTAATGTATCTCTTAAATCAAGATTTTCTCTTAATAGTATTCTGTTAATTTCTTGGTAAGCATCCTTTTCTTTTCTAAGACCAGTGTTAACGACACGCATTTCAGAAACCATATCTGACCACTCAGATTCATCAAGTGCCAATTGTTTCATAATAGAAGCATCACTGATTTCCTGAACCTGTTGCATACCTCTACATGTATCAATATCAAAACCATTGACCTCACCACTTCTCAGATTAAGACTCTTAATTTTCTTGATTTTTCCAGTCCATGTATTTTCACCTTTTTTAGCATTTTTGTTGTGTTTTAATGAAATACAACTGTCTTGTGCAAGACTTGTAATAACCGAAGTAATTTTACCTTTGCTTTCTTGTAGAGATTTAATTGTTGCAGAATTGCGTTCAATATTTGAAATATCACACATCAACTTTGATATGGTATCATCAATTTTAGATTGCTGTAAAAATCCACGAACAATAGAGATAGCAGAAGAAGTACGCATCATATCTTCATTTGCGTCTTCACTAGAATCTAATAGACCTAATAACTGAGAATATAAAAATGGTTGGTCGGCTATATCCTCTTTTTCAAAAGGATCATAGCTGAGTAATCGAATTACATCATTTTTGTTTTTTAAAAAACTATCATATGTATCCAACCCTGCATGTGATTCAATAAGTTCTTCCTCAGTTGCAAGTTCTTTTACTGATTCATTTTCAGCTTTATCCTTAACAAAATGGTCTGAATCAAAGTATGTTAGTCCTATATAATTTGGCATAGCAATTTGACGTGCATACGCTGTCCATACATTAGATTTAACTTTTCCAGAAGCAAGATTCTCAACTTCCTGGATACTTGAGTCCCATACCTTTTCGAGGAAAGGTTTTCCCAAATATCTAAGGGCAAGTTGCACTGATTCCCTCGTAGGCTCTTGATCAACACCATTTGTAGTTCTTAACGCTATCTTTCTCGCACAATCTTTACAAATTGGAGTAAGACCACTTTTACTCATAGGATCTGTACTTACATAAAATTTATCTTTAGCTTTATGAGTGTCACACATATAGCACCAAGCCCCCTCTTTAAGTGACTTGATTTTCTCTTCCTGTGTTTCAACTTTTTTCTTTAATTGTGCAGCCGTTAATTTTGTGGGCTGTGTCTCTTTTGTCGTAGCCAAACTAACGACCACCTCCTTTTTTCAATATAAAAAGAAGCCACCTCATACGAAATGACTTCTCATAATTTCCAATATTAAATTTCCAATGAAAGTGCAATTTACACACTTTAAAAACACGCCCTGTAGGAGTCGAACCCACATCTCTCAGATTTGGAGTCTGATATTTTAACCAATTAAACTAAAGACGTATATAACAAAAGAGCCATCTCAACACATGAAACGGCTCTTTCTTCCAATATTTACTAATCAGTCACCAAACTGATTATAACTGTATAGGGCGGTAGGGTAGTGATGAACTACCAGGGATAGAACCGTATGTGCACCACAGCAAAATCCTTCGACATCAGGCTTACCGCATAATACTCGGTATGGGATTCGAACCCATGTTATCCGATAGAAAGTCGGAGGTCTTTGACC